AGAAGGTTACGCATTTGGTGCTGTTGGGCGAGTATTCAACATTGCTGAGAATGGTGGATACCTTAAACAAAGATTATGGTTGTGCGGTATTGAGCAAGATACCGTTCCACCCACTGTGATTAAAAAGTTTGCAACGGATAAAGGTAACGCAAGTAAAGAACTTATGTATGAGGCATTTGTTGAAGAGACAGGTGTTAATGTATTTGCGAGTTTAGATACCCCAGACTCCAAGAATTGGAATCCAGTCTCTGATATTGTAGACGCATATTATATAGCAAAATTTGGATTTATAAACGGAAAAGAAAATGATAGTAATATTTAATGGGCCTCCTGGCTCGGGAAAAGACGAAGCTGCTTCTTATTTTAAAGAGAACTTTGGCTTTGGTAATCTAAGTTTTAAGTATCAGCTATTCCGCGAAACAATAGAGCATTTCGGTGTGAATGCTGGTTGGTTCATGGAAGGTTATGATGATCGAGAGCAGAAAGAAAGGCCGCACGAAATACTCAATGGTCTGTCTCGCCGTGAAGCTATGATCTATATTTCCGAAGAAATACTTAAGCCCAAACATGGTAAATCATACTTTGGTGAGTGTGTTGCGAGCGAAATCGAAGATGGAATCAATTATGCAATCGCTGATGGTGGGTTTGTAGAAGAACTCGAACCTTTAATCGAGCGAGTTGGCGCTGAAAATATCGTTATCGTACAACTTACCCGTGCAGGCCACGATTACTCAAATGATTCTCGTCGATACTTCAATGGAAACCTCGTTCGAGAGTGGACTATTAACGGTGAAACACTAATCGACAGAGAATATATTCTTCCTGAGTCACTAGACATCACTACGTATCGTATACATAATAATGGAACGCTTCACTCATTTAGAGGTGTACTAGACAGAGTTTATAATGAGATCAATAATGAATATACCCTTGACGAAAAAGTTAGCAGGGATTCCGATTCCCAACGTGATCAATCTTAAAGAGTGTATTGACCGAAAGGAATATACAACTCAAGAGTTTGAAAAGCTCGGGATTAATAACGTTCACTTTCATACATACGACCGGTATGAGAATGCTCCTGTTCCATTCGTAGGTGATCGTAATCTGATTAATGAGATTACTAAGGGAGTAACTTCATCCCATCTACTAACCATTAAATGGTGGCTAGAAAATACAAACGAGCCCTATGGAATCTTTTTCGAAGATGACGTAGACTTTTCTGCAGTCGAGCACTGGAATTTTACCTTACAAGAGTTTATTGATCGCTGCGGTGATGAGTGGGGTGCTTTGCATCTATGTAATGTGTTCGAATATCCTTACGACGTTAACAACGAATATCCGGCTATGGTTCCCAGGCGAAGACAGTTGTGGGATCATGGCCTTCAGTGCTATGTTTTAAAAAGATGGTATGCTGAAAAATTGGTCAAGTACTATTTTGATAGATGGGATGCAGAAAAAGCTATACATATTCGTATGCCGCTCGCATCACCTCCTTCATTTGAAAACAATGTTATGCATGGATTTGGAATAGTTGTTTCATTCCCTTTATTCAATCAAAATGTATTTGATTTTAGATCTAAAAATATATACTACTATAACAAACAGGCTCAATCTGCTATCTACTCTTACGAGTTTATCAAAGACTGGTGGGAAAAGAAAGGTAGTCAAATGAACCTAGAAGAAATTTTTAACAATGAACGTGAAAGTCATAAAAAATACGGAGAACTAGAATTATGAGTTGCATTTATAAAGGTGAAGTCGTAGAGTCTGAACTGAGTAAGAATTCTCGCGGTGGCACCGAAATGATGAGACAAAGACTTCTTGATAATGTTGACAAGTCTTTGCTAGAGAATGTAGCCATTCATTTATCGAGACCACGAGAAATATATGATGATGTACCAAACATTCTTTGGTGTCACGACCTCGCAGAAGACCCAGAAAACAAAATTTTGACCGATGGTGGTTGGGACAAATTTGATTACTTTGTCTTTGTTTCTGCGTGGCAGCGAGATCAGTATATTCTGAGATTCGGTATTCCATACTCGAAGTGTACTGTGATTTGTAATGCTGTTGAAAAAGTTTATCAGCCTCAAGAAAAGAGTCTAGAAACTATTCGATTTGTTTATCACACGACACCTCATCGAGGCCTTGAACTATTGGTACCTATTTTCGAGGCACTAGCAAACGAGTTCGATAACATCCATCTTGACGTCTATTCAGGATTTGAGATTTATGGTTGGGAACAGCGCAATGCTTCGTATGAAGGTTTATTTAAGCGCATTGAATCTCATCCTCAAATGACCTATCATGGTGTTAAACCTAATGAAGAAGTTATTGAAGCGCTAAGTAATTCACACATTTTCTTGTATCCTAATGTATGGAAAGAGACTTCGTGTATTGCGTTGATTGAGGCAATCAAGAGTCAAATGATTTGTATTCATCCGAACTATGGCGCTTTGCCAGAGACTGGTTGTAATGCAACTGTAATGTATGACTTTAATGAGGACCCACAAGTTCACGCAAACTATGCCTTTGTTGTGGCTCGTCAGGTACTTCAGACCATGCAGCAGGATCCAAACTACTTCAATGGATTTACTTACTCTGACCGGTTTAACCTAGCACGAAACAACATTCAATCTTTCGCGACTATGTGGACTTCTCTTTTGTCTCGGTTTAATGAAGCTTTGAAAGCACAAAACAGTTGACATTTGATTTGAGGTATGTTAGAATGGTACCTCAATTTAACAATGGACTAAACAATGGCTATTTTAGTAGACTACAACCAAGTGATGCTGGCGAGTTTATTCGCTGGCATCGGTAACCACACTGACATGGACGTAGATGAAAACCTTCTACGTCACATGTTCCTCAATTCAATTCGATTTAATCGTAAAAAGTTTCATGACGAGTATGGTGAAATCGTCCTATGCGTTGATAATAAAGATGTATGGAGACGAGACTATTTCCCCTACTACAAAGCAAATCGCAAAAAGTCACGAGACGAATCTGAACTCGATTGGAATAAACTCTTCGAGTCTATCCATCGTATTCGTGCTGAAATTGAAGAGTTCTTTCCTTATAAAGTCATTAGTGTAGAACGCTGCGAGGCTGACGACATTATTGCTACTGTGATTCATGAGTATGGTACTGATCTTAATATGGGATCTGAAAAATTCTTAATCCTATCTGGCGACAAAGACTTTATTCAGCTGCATCAATATGCTAATGTCGATCAATACAATCCGGTTATGAAAAAGTGGATTCGAAATGACAACCCAAATAAATACCTGAGAGAGCATGTACTAAAAGGTGATGTAGGAGATGGTATTCCTAACATTCTTTCTCCCGACAACTGTTTAGCGGTTGGTGAAAGACAGAAGCCAATGACTAAAAAGCGGATGGCAAACTTTTTGCAATCACCTGAAGATATGGATGAAGAAACTAAATTGCGATACAATCGTAATAAGAGAATGATCGACCTATCTTTGATTCCAGAAGAATACAAAGAGCAAATACTCGAACAATACAACAATGAAAAGGATATTGGTAGAGAACATTTGTTCAATTTCTTTGTTAAAAAGAAACTTAAGAACTTAATTACTGATATACAGGATTTTTAATTATGGCAATACGACTAGCAATTTCTGAAATACTAGCAGAGACAGCTAAGTTTAAATCGAAGCTTGAGAAAGTTGAATTCTTACGAAAGAATGATTCCGCTCCTTTAAGGACTGTTCTTAGGCTAATTTACGATAAAGAAGTCGAGTTTCTACTACCCGACTCAGCGCCTCCTTGGAAAAAGAATAAGCACACAGACGCCCATACATTGCTTTATAGAGAAGCAAGGCGTCTTAAAATTTTCTATAAGGGCGGAGGCTACGACAACCTTAAGCCAGTCAAGCGAGAATCATTATTCATTTCTTTACTCGAAGATTTGCATAATGATGATGCTGATCTGTTAGCTCACAATATGCTTCAACATAAAGCTGTTAAAGGCGTTACTGCTAAAACGGTAGAAGAAGCATTCCCTGATTTATTCACAACTCCTCTTAACTAACACAAGGAAACATTTAGAAAGATGGCTAAGCGATATAAGGACATCCGCGATTCTCACATGGATGACTGGGAAGACTTTCGCAAAGAAGATCGTCAACGTGAGAGACAAAAAGATAAGCGCCGAAGAAATAACCGTAAAGGTAAACGTGATGAAAAGTTTAGAAATTTTAAGGACTTTTCCGGAGATTATTAATGAAAGATAAAGTTATTTTAGTAGATTGTGATGGTGTACTACTTGATTGGAAATATTCATTTCGTCAATGGATGCATCGGCACGGTTATCAAGAAGTTCGTACTGATACATATTCGATTGATCAAAGGTACGACATTCCTCGGGCAGAAGGTAAAAAACTAGTACGGATGTTTAATGAGTCTGCATGGATTCGTAAACTTCCACCTCTTCGTGATTCGATTAAGTATGTAAA